AATTTTGAAGATTCGACGTTCTGGAGCACGTTGCACACGATAGATCAAGATAGCATCTTCTAGCAGTTCTTTTTGTTTGAAAACTTTGTAAATGTTTTCTAGTATCGATCGACCAAAAGGCCAAAATACATCAAGACCTTCGTTCAAGCTCATGTGCACCACGTGCTTGGCATCCAAGCACACTTCGTTCATGGCCTGCATGAAACGACTGTTACCTACACCGCCGCCTGTGCCGCCGTTGGGCATGGTATAGTTGGTGTTGCCCGACACAGACCCTGTAGTAGGGTTGGTCATGTAGTCTGTGGTAGTTTTTGCTGCCACACTCATGTTTTGAAAGTTGGGATTGATGTCACGAATCACATACTGTTCAGGACGCTTGCCTTCTGATTCGTTCACAATCACTCGAGCCACTTTGCTCATGTCCACCCAGTACATTTCAAATGTTTCTGGGTCACGTACAAACACTTGGTCGCCGTACTTGATGGTATTGCGAAATAGTTTAAAGATGCGTTGATCCAGTTTGTTGAGCTTGACCCACTGCTGTAACTGTTTGCGAATGATGTCTATTTCATGGTCCGTGGGCTTGTCGTTGTACTGAATGTCAAATGGTGTATTGTTTTGTTCGTTTATCTGTGTTGAAAATTCAGCAATGATGTCCAGACACGCATTGATTTCTGAATCCATGTCCATGTTTTCGTACTGATTGTAACGTTCAATACGGTTGGGGTGTCCCGAATACACTTCAGGCAGGCGACTGGCATAGTTACGAAACACTAGATCAGCACGGCTACTGGTACCATCGTTTTTTCCGTAGCCTGGATATCCATCAGAATATCTACCCGATATTGGGCCCATACTGCCTGAAGTGTCAGCAACTTTGAAATATTTTTTCCAGCCGGTTTTGTTTTGATCTGCCATGGTGTATTATTTACCGTTAGTTTGTGGCCACTTGCAACAAGCGTCCACTGATGCTGTTTTGATCTTTTTGTGCTCGTAACAGTTCGCTGATCAGCTCTACCATTTCGCCAGTTCGATTGGAGTTTTCTTGTAGTATTGCTACGAGATCTCGAATCGATGCAGGTGCAGACAATCCTTCGGGCAGCTCTGGAGTAATTTTTTCTGTGCTTGCAGATTGTGCATCCATGATTGAGGTCAACAATTCTGACTGCATTTCTTCAATACCAAAACTCATGTCCTTAGCTGACACAGAAGCAAAAGAAGGTGTTGATATCTGCGGCAATTTCTGAAGATTATCTTCTGAAGATGTTGGGCCGGCAGCACCGTTGAAAAGAGATGCGGTATCTAGCTTAAAGCTAGGACTGCCTGACAAACTTACTGGAACAGCACCGTCTTTGAGTGGGATAATAGCTTCAGTGCCGTGCATGGTGATTGATGGTTGGTATCCAGAATCTGGCCCACTGAGCACTGCACCTTCTTTGGCCTGAAAATGCACAGGATCACCGGCAACCTTTTGAGATAGGCCTTGCTTGTTAAATGCCGCCACAGCAGCTGGATCTTTGAACTGTTGAATGTCAACTGCATGCCCACGCTCGTGCAAGCTGCGTCCCGGTTTGGCCACTGCCATGCCTGTTGGACCTTTTCCCGGAGTTCCTAGTTTTACTGTTTCAGCATAGAGCCTTTCTTGATCAGCTGGATCACGCTTGGCACTGTTGATTTGAATAGTTTTGCCTGTGACTGAATTGTATTCTTCTGCGGCTCGTATTACAGCATCTTTAAAAGTTTGATCTAGGCCTTCAAACGCAGATTTGCTGCCCGAACGTTCAGTAAAAGTTAGTAGTTTGTCAACGTTGGGTTTAGATTCTTCTCCACTGCTGCCGCCTTCAGTTCCCATGACAGGCGGTCTAGCTGTACCGCGACCTCCACCTGCTGTGCTAGGTGCTACACCTGATGGTAGTTCTTGTTTGCCTCCAGGTGCTGCTCCTCCACCTGCTGCTGGTGCTGCTCCTCCACCTGCTACCGGGGCTAACTTGCCTTTGAGCGTTGATATCTGTCCTGATCTTGTTTCAATGCTAGCTTTGGTGTCAGTAATCTTTTGTTCAACTTTAGCAGTGCTAACTCCTTTGGCAGCAAGATTGGCTCTTTCTTCATTGAGTTTGGCCAGACGTTCAACTTCGCTGACATTCATGGTTTCCAGGCGAGCCAATTCTCCTTGATCGAGTCGTTGTTGTTGCCTTACTTTGCGTTCTTCTCGAGCCGCGTCTGCAATTTTCTTTTCTTGATCTAGCAGCGACTGCGAAGCCTTGGCATATTCTTCTTTGTTCTTGGCAATTTTTTCTTCAAGAGGTTTGAGCTCTTCACCGTACTTGCCAGCACGTTTGGCGTCTTTGAGAGCTTTTTCTTCAACTTCTAGTTGTTGGGCTAACAGATCTACACGTTCTTTAAGTGGTTTAGCAACGTCTCTTTCTTTGCCAGTGGCTGCGGCGGCTTTGGTTTCTTGTGCGGTTTTTGGTTGTTCTTTTGCTGGTTCTTTAGCTCCAAGTCCAAAGAAGCCTAGTACTTTGTTCAATGCTTTGCTTAGTGTAGTAAACTGATCTGCTAGAAAATTAGTAACGTTGCCTAGTTTTTCAGTCACGCTCAGAGCTTTGTCAATGCCCACAAACACAGCATCTTCCATTTTCTTGTTGAGCTCTTGCTGTTTTTTAATGTTTTCAGCATATTGATCTGTAATACCGTCGGCTGCTTTACCGCCCTCCATTCCTTGTTTCTTTTGATCTTCACGAATTTTTTCATATTCTTTGCTGAGATCTTTGTTGGCAGCAATACCAAGTTCGGCACCCTCGTTGATTTTGAGCATTGTGTCTTCACCTACCCCCATTTGGTATAGGTAATTCATTTCTTTTGTTACTCGTCCAACAGCCTTGCCTGTTTGTTCAAACGCTTTAATAGAATCAAGTTGACCAGCTTTTTGTTTGTCTAAAATATTCAATGCTTCGCCTTGGGTACTTTGATACAATTTCATAGCTGCATCAGTTCCCATCATGCCTGTGGCCAAATCTCCATAACCAGCAGCAGCTTCTTTGCTGCGCTTGTACAGCATCTTGTAGGTCACTTCCATGTCATCGGCAGCTTTGATTTGTTGCGCATCGCCTGAGTTACGCATTTCTTCCAGCTTGGCACGGAAACGCTGTTGACTACGTGCTGCTTCTAGTGCTTGTTCTTGTTCTTTGCGACTCATACCAGTTAGTTTAGTAAGAGCATCTTGTTCTTTAAGATATGCGTTTGCTCCTTCTGCTAGTTGCTTGGTAGTTAAATTCTGTGATTGCCCTATGCGACTTTGCAGGCGCAGATACTGCATGCTGGCATCGTTGATTTCTTGTTGAGTATAACCAGCTGCTATTAAACCCTTGCGATAGGGTTCCATGGCAGCACCCATGTCTTCAAATTTCTTGCGACCATCTGCTACACTGCCAGCAAACAGGGTCAAATCACCTGCGTTGTCTGCTATTAGACCAACATAGCTGTCAAGCTCGTTCATTGACAAGCCTAGTTTTTTGGCTCCTTGGTACACCCCTGTCATGCCATCGCTGGCAGCACCGCCAGCTTTGGCTAATTTGCTGTAGCCATCATAAATTTTATCAGCCATGACATTGGCTGCTTTGATGTATTCAGCTGTGGCTGCTGTAACTGCGGTAAGACCGGCGATCAAACCTTTGATTAGTGGGCCACCAGGAATCAGCAGTGTAAGAGCAGCACCTGCCAGTTTAGCAGCATTGGATAGCTCATCAATGGAACTGTTGAACGCTGCGGCACCTTTTTTACCTTCATACATGGCCTTGGCGCCTTCTACACCAGCCTTAGCTACACTGGCTAGAGCATCAGCAGCAGTATTTGTGCCTTTGGTAAAATTTGTAATGCCGTATTTGCTTTTCATTGCAGCATCTTGCACTTCTTCAGAGGTGCTTTGATGCATGCGGCCATACAGTTCCATCTCCCGGTTTACCCGGCTCATTAAGTCTGCTAGTTCTTGTGCTTGCTGATTTGCGTCGGCCATGCTTGATTACCTATAAGTAGAAGTATATTTATAGGTAACAAATGAACCAATCTGCTAACCCACTACGTCAATATTTTCGTCGTCCCAGCATCTATCTTAGATTGCCCAGTGGCGGAGATTTTTGGCCGCCTGAGTCGCTAAATTCCACACAAAACGGCGAGCTGCCAGTTTTTCCCATGACTGCCATCGACGAGATCACATATCGCACACCAGATGCACTATTCAACGGAGAAGCTGTGGTGTCAGTGATTCAGAGTTGTATTCCCAACATTACCAACGCCTGGGACACTCCTGGATCAGATATCAACAGTATCTTGGTTGCTATTCGAATTGCCAGCTACGGGCACGAATTAGAAATGGAATCTGTTTGCCCGGCTTGTCAAAACGAAGGCGAATACAAACTGGATTTGCGCACAGTGTTAGATCAACTGCAAACTCCTGATTTTAAACACAGCGTCAATCACGGCGATCTACAGATATTTTTTCAACCTATTAGCTACAGACATCAGCAGGAAACCAATGCCACACAGTTTGAAGAACAAAAAATGATTCAGATGATTCCTGGATCTGATCTTCCTGATGATGAGAAAATAAAAAAGCTCAATGCTGCACTCAAGCGCATCACTGAGCTCACAGTAAATGCTCTCAAACACAGTATTTCTGGCATTAAAACTCCCAGTGCACTGGTTACTGAACCAGAATTTATTCAAGAATTTTTGAACAACTGTGATCGAACATTGTTTAATCAAATCAGAGATCATGTGATCAAACTGCGCCAGGTCAGTGAACTCAAACCTCTGCAGATCAAGTGCAACAATTGCAATCATGAGTACAGTCAACCATTGACCTTGGACATGGCTAGTTTTTTCGCGGACGCCTCCTGACCTTAAGCTACGAAGAAATTGACAAGTTGGTCCAACAAATGGATCAGGAGGCTGACTCATTGCGCAAGCAAGGACTCAAAATGTCATGGTACATGCGAGGAGGGGCTTCTTACGAGGATGTGATGAACATGAGCTATCATGAACGTGCCATGCTCAATGAGTTGATTAAAGAAAACTTAGAAACCACACAGAAATCCAAACTACCATTCTTCTGATGTTAGATATAGAAAAAGTCAAACGAGATATCGAGCAGTGGATTGTGAACTTTGTAGAAGTTCCACATCCTGCGCTGGGCGGCTTTCCGCCTTGTCCTTATGCCCGCAGTTCAAGACTCAAAAACAGTTACGATGTGTTTGTTGGGTCAGATCCGTATTTTGATCTCAAGAATCGTGCCCGACACGGTATGGGAAACAAAGAAGTTGTGATATATGCATACGATCCTGTGGAATGGCCACATGACTTGTTTGCTGCCAGTTTGGATCATGCCAATCAGGACTTTTTGTTGGCAGCTGACTTGTTGACCTTGGAAGATCATCCTGCTGATCAAGAAATTGTAAATGGTATCTGCATGAATCAAGGCACCTATGCTCTGGCACTAGTACAAAGTCTAAGCGATCTCAACACCAAGGCACACATGATGGCCAGCAAGGGATTTTATGATTCTTGGCCAGAAGACTATCTCACAGCACTATTTCAACACAGAGAGGATCCTCGCAAGTGACTTACCAGTTTGCCAGAATCAATTTAGAAAAAACAACTTATCAACCTCAGGTAGATTGGTTCTACATCACTGAACCTGACATTGCAGAACTGCAAGACATCTACAGAACCTACTGTATCTACAAACACTTTGGCAGTGTGATGCCTTTGTTTGACAGCCAGTTCACAGAACCGGGCATGGATCTTATTGGCTACAGAGATGCAGGTGAATTAGTAGCGTTTTCCATGATGAAACGTTATGACGACAAAAATTTATTAGCCGCACAATTTGCCTGGAACTATCGTAAACCCCGATTACGGTTGGGAATCTCAAGTTTACAGACAGAATGTGCAATCTACAGAGAGCGAGGATTTGAATACTTGTATTTGGATCAAGCGCACTTGTACAAACAGGACCTTGAAGGTTTTGAAATACTAGGACCACTATAATGGACATTTACACAATTTGGGCAGACAAAGAAGGTGACATCTCAGACTTGGACTGGGTCAACGGCATGAAGAGCTTTTTTGATCATTTGAAATTAGAAGGCAAGATGGAAGACTATCGCATCACTAGATGCAAGATGGGATTTAGATCAATTGCAGACATGCCAGAATGGATGATACTGATGGAGTTCAAGGACATGGCTCAAATGGACTCAGCATTCAAACGTGTTGCTCCTCTTGAAGGAGAACTAGAAGCCAAACACAAATCATTCAATCAGTTTGTTTCGGGAACCATACAACATGCACTGTTCCGTGACTGGCCAGACCAAAATCTATGAAAGTCATGGCACCTATATCAGTAGGTGAACTGATTGACAAAATCACCATACTAGAAATCAAACAACTCAGTGCTCGCACAGATCAACAGCGTGTCAACATTGATCGTGAACTAGAACAGCTGATTCAAATACTTGACTCATTGAGCCTAACTGAAGAGATTGTTGATTTACGAGCCAAACTACGCGGAATCAATCAAGCATTGTGGTACATTGAAGACTACAAACGCCAATGCGAACGAGCTGACAGTTTTGAAGCTGGTTTTATCACAGCCGCAAGACAAGTATATCTCAAAAACGATCAACGTGCTGTAATCAAACGCAAGATCAATGAGCTCTGTGGCAGCGAAGTCATCGAAGAAAAAATTTACTAACATTGAACTATGACAGCAAAAATTGTTGCTTTTTTAACTGGAGCAAATACTGGTTGTACGTTTCTTGATTGGAGTGTGCTGTATCTGTCAGGACAGACTGAGTTTTATTCATTCCTAGACCAAGACTACATCCCACTCACGTCTGATCCTGTGACTTCCGCCAACGCTCACGGACACGAAAAAAATCATTTATGCGGCACCGAAACAAACTTCCGGGAGATTGAAAAATTTCTAAGCAGCCATAACGGATTGCTTACCCTGTATCCATGGCCTTTAAATTTTTCTGCTGCTGCCAAACACTATGACATGGATATAAAATCTCTGAATCTTACCGAAGATGTTGTTGCAAAGTTCAAAGAATTCACATGTCAGGACTTTAAAAAACTTTGGTTATATCTACATGACAAACAATCCAAGATTATCTATGTTGAAAACTATCCTGATCTGTCTCTAGCTCATGTGGATCTTCGCAATTCCAAAGGCGGCGTAAAAAAATCCAGTTTATTCACTACGGAAGAACTGGACAAAGAATACCAGGAGGTGTTTTATGCTGACAGTTTGAAAACATGGCAAGATCTAGGACTCAACAACATCTGGGACGAAAGAGAACGTAGAGCTTTGGATTTTAGGCAACATCTAGATTTTACTCAAAATCAACAGTCTGCGATACCATTTGATTTGCCGCACCTGCGTATTAACACAGCTGAGTTGTGGACTCAAGGTGATTGGGTCATAAAACAAGTAATGGCTTTTTGTGAACTTGAGATGGACCATAGTCGATGGGATCATTGGCTCAGCGTGTACCGTCATTGGCAAAACATTTTTCAACAAAAAATATTGTTCTGCTATAGATTACCAACAATATTGAAATCCATAGTCAATAACTGGTACTATGACATTGGAGATCTAACGTTCATGCAAGAAGTTGTGATACAACACCTGTTGATCTATCAGCACAATCTCAATCTCAAAACTTGGGAATTAGTCAAGTTTCCACAGAACGCACAAGATCTACACAAGTTACTAGAAGCTAACATACATCCAGTATCAGACATATACAATTCAGGATCTACGTAGTAGATCCGTTGTTTTCGCTATCGCTCAACAACTGTTTTATTCAAAGAGCGAAGCGATCAAGTATTCATCCAGATCCAATGGTCACACTTTGCCCGCACAGGGCAAAGAAACTTCATCCGAGTCGGGCAAGTCACTTAGCGTTACAGCATTGCAGAGGCGGTTGTCCTGTACCTCGAGCTGCGTCTTTATCACAACGGCGGTTTGTATCACACACGCTAACATGCATACAAACGTGTACT